ACGTGAGAGCCAACTGGAATGCGTTTGAAGTCAGCATTACCTTTGTCTTTTGCAATAAATCCCATTTTCTTCTTTCGTTTAAAAACCGCAATTACAGGTCTGCGGAATGACCTTTTTTCATCTGCTCAATCAATTCTCGTTGGCGGTACATGATTTCTTCGGTGTCTTCAAGGAGGTGGCAAAGCTGTCTGATGGTTGTCTCAAGGTAGCCAACATGGAACCAAGCCTTTGCCAAGCTGTCTTGAGAGTGAAACTCTGCCGCCAACTTTGCTTTGTCAATCAAGATTTGGGCATCCATGTTACCCCCAAATCTTGAAGAAAAGATAGCCAGAAAAGAAGGCAAGCGCCATGTAACCCCAAAACTCTGTCTCAATTTCTTTGGGAGTGTGGGCTTCAAACCACACTGAACGCTCAAGCATGGCGTTGTGTTCAACAGTGTTTGGGAATGCTTCGTCCATTGTGCGTGGATATGTGCGTGTGGTTTCGTTCATGGCTTGTTCCATTCTTCGATTTCTCGCTTCATGTTGACTTCGCAATATTGTTCCACCTCTTGCTGTTCAGATGGTGTGAGGTATTCCCAAATATCTTTCTTGTCGCGGATGACGCTGATTTCAAATTGGTCTTGTTCACCAACTGATTTGTCACCCTCCATGAAGACGAAGTTCACAAGAACGTCAGGGAAGGTTTCTGTTGACCATTCATCAAGGTAGTGAATGAAGCTGCTCTCAAAGTTTTTCATGTTGTTTCCTGTTTTCATCCGTGACGGACAATCGTAGTATACACAACTAAACAGTCGAGTAAAGTAATCCCGACTAAGTTGAAGGGTCTATACCAGTATAGAGAAATCAACTATAATCCAAGCATGAAAAAAGCAGACGCAATCAAATTGGCTGGCAGTGCCATCAAACTCGCCAAGGTTCTCGGCATCACCAAGGGTGCTGTGTCTCATTGGGGTGAGGACATCCCAAAGGGACGAGAGTATGAGCTTCGTTACATCAAGCCTGAATGGTTCCAAGAGGAGAAAAAGAAATGAGCTACGCGCCAGAATCAGAGACAGATGCCTTGATTAAGCCTGACACAAGGACTTTGGCAGAGAGAACTGTGGATGATATGCTTATCGTTCGTGGTGCAGACGAGCAAGGCGCTGATGCCTTTTCCATCTTGCGCCAAATTGCAATTGAATTGATTGAAGCGAGAATGAAATGAGCTTTGCAGAAGTAGAAATGAAGGTCATTCAATGGTCTGAGGCGCGGAAGATTATTCCGAACAGCACTCCCATTGCCCAATGGAAAAAGGCCGCAGAGGAGCTGGACGAGCTTCGTGATGCTTTGGTAGCCAATGACCTTGCAATGGCGATTGACGGCGTTGGTGACACCGTTGTGTGCCTCATCAACATCTGCGCCTTGTTGGACATTAGCCTGACAGAATGCTTAAAGGTGGCCTATGAGGAAATCAAAGACCGCAAAGGCACAATGAACTCAGAAGGTATCTTCGTCAAAGAAGTGTGATATAGTTTTTGAAACAGCGGCTAGGAGGGGATTTGCTCCCCCTCCGAAAAGAGTTACCCCCTTCTCCTGCCGATTGTTTCTTTTCTAAGGGGCGTCAAAGGCGGGTATGCACTACTACCAATTCAACATTGGCGATTACGCCAGTCACACTCGGCATCTCGATTTGCTGGAAGACTTGGCATATCGCAGGATTCTTGACCTCTACTATCTCCATGAACGCCCGTTGAACGGCGATGCAACGCTCGTTGCCAAGCAGATTGGGATGAGGGATGAGGCTGCAACTGTTCGTGATGTCCTCAATGAATTCTTCGAGAAGTCGGACGAAGGCTATGTCAACAGTCGCGCTGATAAAGAAATCGCTCACTACCACTCCAAAATTGAACAAGCGTCACGCGCTGGTAAAGCATCCGCTGAACGTAGGTCTAACGGACGTTCAACGGACGTTCCAACGGACGTTCAACCAAACAATAAACAAGAAACAATAAACAAGAAACAAACTAAAGAGAAGGTCGCTGCCGCTCCCGTTGTATTGCCAGATTGGATGCCTTTGGAAACTTGGCAGGCGTATTTGGCGATGCGGAAGAAAATCAAGAAGCCAGCGACCGACTATGCGATGAAGCTCTTGGTTGACAAGCTGGAGAAGTTCAAGGCGAACGGGCAGGATGTCAAAAAGGTCTTGGAGAAGTCCATTACGGCTGGATGGCAGGATGTTTTTGAAATCCATGACAAGCAACCCTTTGCCAACAAATACGATGTAGCGCATAGCACTACACCACCGCCTCCAAATCAAGATGCCGCCCTCAAGAAGATTGCGGAAGACCGAAAGAAGGCTGTGCCAATGCCTGCCGACATCAAGGCGAAGATGGCTGAATTAACAAAGGGGATGAAGGTACGACCTATACAGAACTCATCAAAGAGGTTGAGGCGCTTCGCAAATTGGTTGATTCATTGTGTGCTGCGGCCTTGCCTATGTGTACTAATGATGCTGATGAGCGTATTCGTTTGGGGTTACGCAGTCCCGCTGGTGTTCATGGTTATCGTTTGTTTCGTGATGCTGTGGGACAGGCTGCTTTTGACGAGCTTGAGCATCAAAGACAAATTCTCATTGAAGACTATCCAAATCTCAAGGTGAAAAAATGACCGATGGCAACGAAAAAACAGAAAGAAGCCCCAAGACTGTTTGGGCCACCACTGGAGCGCCCAAAGAACTACAAGGGCGGGATAACTCCAGAGGAGATCGAGCACATGAGGAATTGCGAAGCGAGGGAGTGGATACGACGATACAAGGACAAAGCGAAGACGATTGGATTGAGGCAAGCCTCAGACTGGTGGCAAGAGCATCTTGTGGTAATGCAAAAAATCAGAGGCGAGTCCGCTACTTTGGATTTGAGAAGGCGCATGACTGAACAACAGAAACAGGAGAAGAAAAGATGAGTTTTAAGACATTGAAGGTAAAAGTTGAGTTTGACATGGTTGTTGCCGAGGAAAGGTTTGATGCTGCAATCCCCGGATTGAGCTACGAGCTACTTCACAAGATTCGTGTTGCTTTATCCGAATCAAAGGAATACATGATTTCAATGCCATGTGTAACAACTGAAACTTTGGGGAATAAAAAATGAGTCCATTTGAAATTACGATTGCAATTACCTACGCAACCACGGCAGAGGATTTTCGTGATGGGGACTTCACTGCTCCGGCTGCGCGTCAATCAATTGATTGGTTTGTAGAGATTGGATTCTTGCGATTGGCTAAACCAGAAGACAAAGCAGGAACTATTTACGTTGCCACAGATATGTGCAAGGTATACGTTGATAAACTTTGTTCTATCGGAATCCCAAAACGAAAGTGGGTATATGAAGATTGAACTCGACTTTCCTCCTGCCGAACTATTCCCAAACCGCGCAAAGGGAACGCATTGGGCCAAGCTGTATCAAGTCCGTAGTGACTACCGAGAAAACTCAACTTTCCTTGCCAAACATCAAATCAAAGGAAAGATTGAGTATGAAGGTGACATTCCCTTAAAACTGACATTCATCATGCCAGACAAGAGGAATCGTGATGCTGATAACTGTCTAGCGGCTTGCAAGGCGGCATTAGACGGATTGGCTGATGCCTTAATGGTGAATGACAAACGATTTTGGCCCTTGACGATTGATAGGGTCATTGGTGACAAAAAGACAAAGAAACTTATCGTGGAGGTTTTATGAAAGCAGTAAATTGCAAAAGTTGTAAGCATGAATTGATAGAAGATACTAAAGAGCCTTGTTTGAATTGCCATTACGCTTGGGGCTTACAAAAGCAAATCCATTGGGTTGAAAAAACTGCTTCAGCTTTTGATGTGCAAGTTGATGGAAACCATTACAAAGATAAAGGTATCCAACCAATCATCTACATCCATGCTAACGATCTTGGATTTTGCGAAGGAAATGTAGTGAAGTACGTTACTCGTTGGAAAGACAAGAATGGAATCAAAGACTTGGAAAAAGCCAAACATTACATTGAATTGCTCATTGAGCTTCAATCCAAATGAAATACAAGCTCTATGAAGAAAAGCAAGCCCACGCCACTATGTTGGCCGTGTGGAACATCATCAAGGAATCAATCTATGGCGGCAAGAAGATGGTTTTGGAAATCAAAGAGGAAACCAGAACCAATGAGCAAAACGCCTTGATTCATGCTTTGATTGCAAGAATAGCTTTACAAGCCGAACACGCAGGGTCTAAGTGGGAGGCGGAAGATTGGAAGCGCCTGCTCTTGGCTATGTGGTCAAAGGACATGGGAAAGATCGTGCCAAGCCTTGATGGTGAAGGGGTTGTTCAGCTTGGATTGCAAAGCCGAAAGCTGTCAAAAGCGGAGGGCGCTGAGTTTATTGAATTTATTTACGCATGGGCTGCTCAAAGCGGAATAGATTTGGTATAGTCAATTCAATGGCTACCTTTAGCGGGGGAAAAGTCGATTCGTTACCGACCTGCCATTGCTTTTTTCAGTAACGCTTCCACCAATAACGAGGTGCGACATGGCAAGAATCAAAAATTTACTTGGTCAACGATTTGGTCTTTTGGTTGTGGCTGAGTACGCTGGATTGAGTCACGATAAAAAAGCAACATGGAAATGTATTTGCGATTGTGGAGTTGAAAAGGTGATTTTGTCCAGAAGCCTCAAATTCGGCTCATCAAAATCATGTGGTTGCGTCAGGAAAGAAAACGCAGCAATTGCAGTTGCAAAGACACTTACTGTTCACGGGAAAACATCTGGCGGCAACAGCAAGATTTATCGTATTTGGTCAAACATGATGACAAGATGCGGGAATCCAAAAGCATCAAATTACAAGTATTACGGTGGCAGAGGAATTTCTGTTGACAAAAGATGGCATTCTTTTCTGAGTTTTTATCAAGACATGGGCGAGTGTCCAGATGGTCTTACTTTGGACAGAATTGATGTAAATGGCAACTACTCAAAAGAGAATTGCCGATGGGCAGATTGGGCAACTCAGTGTGCAAACAAAAGAAAAAATATCAAATCACTTGAATCTATGGTATAGTTATCTCAACCCAATCAAGGGTTACACAAAACAGGATAAGACATGAAAAAATACATTTTTACTTTTTGCATCGCATCAACATTTGCAAGCTGCATGATTTCCTTG